GGCTACAGGCATCAATACAGGTTCGACATATCCGATAATCGGCTCGAACTTGGGATGAAGGGGTATGCGCTTCTCCACAGCGTCACAAACGACACCAGCATGGATTCGTTCCTCGATATGGTATTCGAAAACAACGGCGCGCTCATAAGCACGGTCGAGAAGCTCAGGGCTGGCGTTCCTCCGGGTGGGTTGTCTCCCGCCTCCGACATGAAGACCGGCGGTGCAACGTATGTCTTCACCCGGATAGCGAAGTCGCCCATCGGAGGGAACGGCATGGCGAAAGGGCTGTATTTCAAAAAGGGGCTGCTAAGGCGAATGGATGCCATCAGTTACAACCATGACGCCTACGGCGGAGTAAAGGAAGACTATGTCAGTAACAACAGAGGCAAAAGCTTTTATGACTGGAGAAAATGCGCAGAGAAGAGTATGAATGAGACCATGTTCAAATACTCCGTCACGCTTCTCGACAACCTCGAGTGCATAATGGTTTCAAGCAACAAGGAAAAGCTGGACGTACTGAAAGTCTTCCGAAAGCATGGAATACATGTCCTGCCTGATGGTCGAAAAGTGGAGGAGATCGTCTTATGCAAGCCGCAATAGAAGAGCTGCGGGCAAAACTGCAGGGTCTGTTCGATGAGTTCAATACCGATGGGTCATGGATGTCCGCGATGGACGCCGATGGAAAAGAGATATGGCGTGACCTTATTGACAGCTACACGGTCACCCGGCTGGCTCCGCATCTCGATGCCGAGGGCAACATAACAAAGACTGATTTCTGGCTCATGTTCAGGTGGGTAGGCTATAATAACGGCTTCCAGTATACGCACACCATCAAGGTCGTCAACCGGAGCCAGGATGATACGTATCTGCTTGACCTTACGGACGACCGGGGCCGCAGGTATCACATCGAACTGATCATGGATGTAGCGGAGCACGACTGCGTAGTCGCCTGGAATAGATGGCTGCGGTATAAGGATGAGAACCGGGAGCTTTTCGAGGCCATTGATGCTCAGCTTCTGGAGGAACACGTCAGGATAGCGGAGGGCTGGGATGCAACTTAGGTACATGATCGAGTACGCCCTTCGCGGATGCAATACCAAGCATTCTCGCTACGAACCAATAGGCGTCTGGGTACAGGGCCCGGGGCCTGGTCTCGATATATTGATGGAATATCTGCCGGGGAACGAAGACTACCAGGACGATGCCAACTGGGTCATCAACCGACTGGTGGAGAACGATATCAGGTCGCTGCCCGAAGGTTTCCTCGAATACCACAGGGAAACGATGTCGCCGTACAATGGAATGCGCGGCGAGATCGTAGAGACTGAGGAATTCCCCTCCGCCGAAGTTTGCGCAGCGGCAGTCCTGAACCTCCTCCGAACATAGCCCACACACTCAGAAGTCATTCCGACACTTCCCGGATTTCAGAAGTACATATCAAGTAGAGGGCCACTGTGTGTGCGGCCCACCAGTGTCGGAGTGATTGATGCAGCTTTTCGCCACGGACATTGACCGGCTTGCCTTTCTTCTGGAAACGGACGCCTCGCGCCACTTGGAGCGGCTTCTTGCCCAGGCGGCCGAACTCGTCACCGAGGAACTGCCGGAAGACAAGCGGCCCAAATACATAACCAACTACATCGGCTCGAAGCAGAAGCTCGTCGAGTGGATATGGAAGCACACCCCGGAGGAAGTGGGATCAGTCATCGACGCGTTTTCCGGCTCCGGGGTCGTGGCGTACATGTACAAGTCCAAGGGGCTTTCGGTCATCGCCAACGACCGGCTGCATTACTGCTATCACGCCGCTCGCGCCATTATCGAGAACAGCGAGACGAGGCTCACCCAGGAAGAACTCGACGCGCTGCTTGCCGACAGTCCGAAGGCGGGCACGTTCGTCCGAGACAACTTCAAGGGCCTCTTCTTCGCCGATGGCGTTCACAAGGTCATCGACAATATCCGCGCGAACATTGACGCGCTCTCGGGATTCAAGAAGGACATCGCGCTCTTTGCTCTGGGCAAGGCGTGTCTCGGCGGCAAGGGCGGGTTCGGTCACTTCTCATCTTCTACCGACTACGGCAAGCGGCAGGACACACCGGAGGAGTTCAAGCAGCGATTCGCGGACAATGTCGCCCGCATTAACGCTCTCGTTTTCGACAATGGTAAAGAGTGCAAAGCGTCCCGCAAGGATGTGAACGAGGCTCTGGCCGATGCAAAGGTCGATCTCGTCTACTTTGACCCGCCTTACGCTACCGAGTTCTCCACGACAAACTACGAGAAGAGCTACCACTTTGTCGAGGGTCTCATGACCTACTGGGACGGTCTCACGCTCGTAGAGGACTCGAAAACTCACCACTACGAGACCGACCACAAGACGGTCACCAAAGTCAACGCATCCGAGTTCTTCTCGACGTTTCTTGCGAGCGCGAAGCATATCCCAAACTGGCTAATCTCATACCGCGACCATGCCTATCCGAACGAAGGCGAGATGAAGGAGATCATCTCGGCGAGCGGGATGGCGAGTCAGATGAAGTCCCAGCAGCACCACTATCACATCTCTTCGCGGCACAGCGACAACTCCCAGGCAATGGAACGGCTCTTCGTGTGTTCGAGGTCCAGTGAAATGAAACAGGCCGCAAGCCTCTGCCCGGCATGCTCGCGGTGTTCCGAGATGCATGCCCAGGCCGTCTGGGAGGAAACACCAAACGAAATCCGCTACCGTGTGCGTGATCCTGAGCAGTTCCAGCCGGAGAGCTTCAGGCGCAAAGCCCTCGACGGCGTCGATGGCATCGCAATCATTATCGGCAGGCTCAAGAAAGAGTTCGTGCCGGATGACCACGATCCGAAAGCGATGATCCTGCAGGCATACCGGTTCGCAAAGAAGACCGAGCAGAACCCCGATGGCTGGACCATGGATAAAGCCAGGGAGTGGATAGATCAGCACGAGCCGCAAGCGTCCAAGGCGGAACTGCGTATCGACGAGAACATGCAGTCCCTCGCGGACACCCCGCTTTCGGACGATCTGGATCTGCTTTCCTGCCAGGCCGGAGTGGACCCCGTCCGCGTGACCGGCTTCATGGGCAACAAGTATATGATGCTCGGCTGGATCGAGCGGCAGGTGCCGAAAGACGCAAAGACCGTTCTCGATGCATTCTCAGGCGGCGCGAATGTCGCGTACCACCTGAAGCGCAAGGGAATGAAGGTCATTGCAAACGATCTGCTGCTCTTCCCCTACCACGTCGCACGTGCAGTAGTCGAGAACTCGCACGAGACCTTGACCGATGAGGACATCGAGAAGATACTCGCGCCGAACCCGGATGCGGGAACGTTCATCGTCGACAACTTCAGCGGTTACTACTACACCAAGCGGGTGCTCGCGTGGCTTGACCAGGTGTGGACTAACATCCAGAAGCTCTCCGGCTACAAGAAAGACCTGGCGCTGGCGGCGCTCGGAAACACGGTCAAGGCTAAGTCTCTCTACGGTCAGTTCCATCGCTCGAAGATCAACCTCAAAGGCGAACTCGGCACGGACGCCGACGCGGAGATGGAAGCGGATGCTGGTGGGTTCAAGGAAAGCCAACTCACCAGCATTCCCATCTCCAGCATGGTCGAAAGCTTCAGGCGGTACGCGAATCAGCTCAACCGGCTGGTCTTCGATAGCGGCCAGGAATGCAAGGCTTTCCATGGCGACGCGGTAGAGGCGGTGCGCAAGTACGGCGCGGATGTGCTGTATCTCGATCCGCCCTACATCACCGAATTCTCGAACAACGACTACGAGTATTCGCTCCACTTCGTCGAGGGACTCATGAACCGCTGGGCGGACAAGCAACTCCTCGACGACAACCGCCGCAGCTACAAGTCGCGGACTCACTTCGACCGTGAGAGCATCCGCGCCCTTATCGAGAACCTGGCTTCGGAGGCGCGGGGCAAGTATAAGACTGTGATCATGTCCTACCGTGACCACGCGTTCCCAACCGAAAAGGAGATCCGCGACATCTTTGCCGAGCGGTTCGGCCAAGTTCGGGTGAAGGGCATGGATGTCGAGTATGGCATCGTTCTCGGCAAGGGAGGTGAGGGCAAGAACGGCCGCGAGCTTTTGTTCGTGGCGTCCAATTCCAGGCAGACTCCCAGGTCAATCGCTTCGGCGGGTTCCACCAACTGCCACACATCTATCCCCGTGGAAGTAAGCCTGAGCAACAGGGACGGACTCTCCACCGAGGCGATTGACCTCAACCCCAACGCGGGCGATCCGCAGTTCGGCTTCGTGATGTGCCGGGCGGGAACGAACCGAAACGGCGATCACTTCACACCAGACGAACTGGCGGCGAGATATACCACGGCCATCAATAAGAAGATCGATCTCAAGCACTCACAGGACTTAACAGACATTGTGGGCGGGATCGTGAACTCCGAGTTCATCGAGGATGAGACTGGCGGTCGGGTTGAATGCGTGGGCGAGCTTTATGTGAAGGACACCCCTACCGCCGCGCTCGCCTACAAGCTCATGAAACGCGGCATCATCAGCCAGGTCTCGATGGAGTGCGACTACGAGACTGGTGAGTGTTCCATCTGCAGCAAGACTGTCGCCTCGAAGAACGACTATTGCGTCCATCTCCGCAAGTACAAGGGCGCGGAGTATCAGGGCAAGCCGGTCTTTGAGATACTGCACGGCGTCACGTTCACCGGCCTTGGACTTCTCGACCGGAAGGGCGCTGATGAGAACGCACGGATCACCCAGGTCGCCGACAGGCAGACCCAGCAAACACATTCAGGAGGCCACTCATTGGACGACGCAAAGAACGAACACGAAACTGACGAGCAGCGCGAAGAGGCTGCAAAGAAGAAAGACGCCCCGGGCGGTGGAGGCACGGCCCCGGGTGACGACAAGGCCCGCATCAAGGAGCTTGAGGCAGAGAACAAGGACCTGAAGAACCAGGTGCTCGATCTCCAGAAGCGGATCGACGAGCTTGAGGCGGAGAGCAAGGCCGCCGCGAACAAATCGCGTGCCGCGAAGCTGGTCGCCAGGCTTCAAAAGGCCGGGATGGTGTTTGCATCCGACGAGGAGCGCGAGAAAGAACTCACGCGGCTCGCGGAACTGTCCGACGACGCATTTGCCGCAACCGAGGCGGCTTACGACAAGGCAATTCAGGCAAAACCCCCGTGCTCGAAATCGGCGGATAACGCAGACGGAAAAGGTAAGGACAAGCCCAACTCGTCCGAGGGGGATCGTCAGCTTCGTACTGACGCGGGTGTGCGTCCGCTCGATGTGGACGACAAGGAAACCAGCCTGGAAGACAAGCTCAGGGACGGCTTCATGGTCGCCTACCGCGAGCGTGTCGGCGCAGGCAAGAGCAACTAACGAGGAGGAACAACGTGGCATTTCTGAACCCAAATCATCGAGGACTCGCTTACGGCGATGGATACATGCAGGGCGCGGGGTCGTGCGGCCAGATCGTGAAGCTGGTCGGCAACGATCTCTTCGCCGTGAATACCGATCCGACCGCGAAGTCGTTCGGCGTCCTCATCAAGGACTACAAGTCAGGCGAGATGCCCGGCATCTTCTGCATGGGCGGCGTCTACGAAACGGATGTCTTCGAGGGCACGATCAATGCCAACGATGACCTCAAGGTCTCGGCAAACGGCAAGCTCGCGGCAGGTGTCGTGGAGGGTGACGAGGTGGTCGCCAGAGCAATATCGCTTTCGAGCGGGACCCTGAAGTTCCGCCTGCTCATATAAAGGAGGGAGTGTTGGAGACAACTCAGGTGAACATTCACAGCCAGGAATATATGGAGGCCATGGCCCGTCTGATGAGCGAGGCTTTGGAGTCTCCGGATGGAATGCGTGCGCTGGCGGCGGCCATTGCGGACCCGATTGAGCAGGAGATAAAGCGCAAGGAGATCACCTCGCTCCTGCTCACACAGCATACGCTTCCAAAAGGCGAGCGGCCCATCTATCAGAAGAAGCCCAGGGTCAAGGCTTACTGGGTCAGCAATGAAGGTGAGGCCCGCGAACAGGAACTCGGCCAGGACGAGATCGAGTTCCCGACTCATCGCATCCACTCGACCCCGATGGTCGATGTCTCGGTTCTGAAGAACGGCAATATCGGGACGCTCATGGATATTCAGACGTCCGCAGCCGACCAGATCCGCAAAGAGATGGACAGACGGACGATCACTGTCATTTCCGCCGCGGTGCCTGCCGCGAACACTATCGAGGTGACCGGAGGCAAGCTCACGGACGATGCCTTGAACGAGGCGATTTCCATCATCGAGGACCTGGAGCTGTCGGTCAAGTACATCGTCATGCGCGGTCGACGCTTCAACGACATGCGCGACTGGGACCTCGACCCGGAGACCCGGGCCGAACTCAGGACGAAGGGCGTCATCAAGAACTACGGCACCGGCGGCATCTTGCTGACGGCGTCAGCCGACATGAACGAGATTCTGCTCGTTCCCGACGAGGAAGTCGGCAAGATGCCGGTGCGCGAGTCGCTCAATACCGAGGCAATCGAGCAGAAGACCCGGTTCAAAACGGGCTGGCTCGTGTGGTCGGAGATCGGTCAGGGCGTCACGCGCCCCGAGATTCTCGCCAAGATTCGGATACTCGCCTAAGGAGGAACACACGTGGTCAAGATCAAGAACGTTCGCCCAGGCATTCTCATCATCGCAGATGCCGGGCTCAAGCTTGCTCCAGGCGAGTCCGTCGAACTGGAGACGCTTACAAGACAGGCGGAAAAGGCCGTGGCTGATGGGCTGCTTGCCCGCATGGACGCTGCGTCGGCCGTAAAGCCGGAGGCCAAAACAGCCGTGAAGTCCGAGTCAAAGCCGAATGCGAAGTCGGAATCCAAGCAGGGAGAAAAGGCGGAGGCGAAGCCCAAAGAGAAGACCGCCGCTTCCGGCGCGGATAGCAAGGAGGGGTCGAAGAAGGGCAAGGATCAGACACCCAAAGAGGAACAGCCTCCGGCTCCGGAAGAGAACCCGGACGCAAAGCCGGAGGACCAGTCCGAGGAGAGCGGCCAGGGACAACTCCTGGGGACGGACGATGCCTCTAAGTGATCTGGTCGGGCTGCTGCGCACGGATCTCGCCGATCCGAATGCCGAGCGTTTCAAGGACGAAACCCTGACGCGCTGTATTCTCAAAAGCGTTTTCCCGGTCGGCAGAGACCTCGGCGTGCAGATGTCTGTATCGGGCAGCGAGATTATGCCGGAGCCACAGGGCGAGACTCTTGAGATGCTGCTCCTGCAGGCCCGGGTCGAGGCGTGTCGATTCATGCGCGCCGCAACCGCGAATTCGTTCTCGTTCTCATCCGGCGACAAGCGTGTGGACAAGACCAGCCAGCCGGAACACTGGGCGAAGCTGGAAGCTGATCTGACAACGACATATCATGAGCGGCTTCGGGAGATCAAGCCGGACGCGGTGGTCGATGACGGCTACATCATCACGCCCAAGCCTCTCAAGCCGGTGATATTCGAGCAGGGTCGTCATCACTGTCATCGTGATCATCATGACCATACTCACTGATTCGGAAAAGACAACTGCGGCGTCGGAGGTTCGTAACCTCATCATGGCGTCGGGGCAGACGGCGACGCTCCTGCGAAAGCAGACGGGCGAGAACCTGTATGGTTCGGATGAGGGCGAGTTTGCCGAGGTATGCGCGTTTCCATTGGAGCTGTCTGAGACACCACCAGTGGACATAGCGAAAAGGGCCGACGCGGCCGCAAGTGTTCTCCCGGAGCTTGATGTTCGCGTGGAGGACCGTGTTCGTTTCGAGGGTCGAGACTTTCGGGTGCAGACGGTGGCTCCGCAGTCGCTGTTCGGAATCGTGACCCACAAGGTCCTGGAACTGGTGGCTCTGCATGGAGGTTAGCCGCTTCGGCGACTGGGACAGGGCAAAGGCCCTGCTTACCAACGGCTTCAATCAGCGGCTGGCTCTGGCGGTCCGACAGGCAACGACAAAGAACGCGCTGCTGCTCGTCCGGGAGATACAGCGGGGGATTCGGAGCCAGGCCCCTGGCGGAAAGCAGTTCGCTCCGCTCGCGCAGGTGACCATAGAACAAAAGGGCTCAAGCAAGGCCCTGATCGACACCGGGTTCCTGGTGAACTCTATCACTCAGAAGATAATGTCCGACGGCGCGTTCGTGGGACTGCTGCGGACGAGCATCTCGAAGGATGGCGAGAGTGCCGCCAACATCGGCGCGGTCATGGAATACGGCGCAACCATCAACCATCCGAGCGGCGCGGTTATCGTGATCCCGCCCAGGCCGTTCCTGCATCCGACGATGGAGAAATATCGCAGCGAAGTGATCGAGAACTACCGCAAGGCGCTGGCCTCGGTCCTTACGTGAGGGAGGAAGCTATGAAGACAATCAGATTAGTGTTTGCGCTTGTTCTGTTGTTTGCCGCCGCCGTTTGGTGCGGCGCAGAGTCTCTGCAGGTTACTTCCACACCGACGTCCGCGCAGGTCAAACGCGGCGCGCCGGTCGCAATGGCCGTGAGTCTGAAGAACGTGCTCACGCCGCGCGAGCCTATCACCATCACAGCCGAAGCCGAGTGGGAAGACGAATATGGGCAGCGGCAGACTACTTCCGCAAGCACTACTATCCACGTGATTCAGCCTGTGAAGATCAATCGCTACAAGGTCATCATACCCGCTCTTTTTGCTTTTGTGGCTGGCAGCGCGAAGGTAGATGGCCAGCCCGCGACACCTGTGCTCGATTCGGACCGACTCACATTCGAGATAGGGCGAATGCTTCTTGAGGGCGAGTCGGTGACGCTCGAATACTCGGTCAAGGCTCTGTAGTTGGATATCCTGCGAGAGGTTGTCGAGTCGTTCGTACGGCTGGCGAAGTCGGAGATTCACCCAGGCGCGGTCATGGTCTGTGCCGATGACATCTTCGAGGTGACGGACGTGCCGAGCGTGGTTTTTCAGGGTCCGACGCTTTCAGAGGACGGTGACCGGCGAACACCGGCGATGCTCACGAAGCGCAACGAGGCGGACCTGACGTTTGAGCAGTATCGGCATCCAAGACTGTATCACCTGGACTTCGATGTCATAGTTACGACCGGCAGGGAAGCCGGACTGCTGGACCTTACGGAGAAGCTGGCACGGTTCTATCAGCTTCACCCGACACTCGCGGTCGGGGAACACGGGTCGCTCTCGATCACGGAGCTTGTACCGCTCGGTGGACTCAAGCGAGTGAACCTGTCGAACCTGCGGCAATCCTCCGGGAGATGCCGGATAGAGGACTGCCCCGTCTATGACGGCCGGGTGGTGAGCGGGAAGCTTGCGACCGGATTGAAACTTGAACTTGGCACATAGGGAGCATACCTGATGAAGATCAACATAAAGAACCTGCTCTTTCAGCCGCTCGCGCTTCATCTGGCAACGGATGGTGAAGGGCTGCATCTCTCGGCACGCGAGTGCAGGGAGATACTCACGGAGCACGTATCAGAGGAGATTGAACGCGCTGCCGCGCGCGGGCTTGTCTCGCTCATCGACAAAGTCGGCGACGGACTCGACCATGCGTTGGGCGGTGAGGCGGCCAAAGACGCGCCGGAAAGCACAGCGCCGGTCGATGAGCCGCAGGGCAGCCGGAAGAAAGGAAAGGTCAGATGACAGCATACCTCTCACCCGGGGTCTACACGAAAGAGACCGATTTCAGCTTCTACGTGAAGCAGATCTCGACGTCCGCGTGCGCCATGGTCGGGATCGCGGAGAAAGGGCCCATCAACAAGGCGACCCTTGTGACGAGTTGGGAACAGTTCGTGCGCAAGTTCGGCTCCTACGTAGCCGACGGCTATCTCGCGTATGCGGCGCGCGCGTTCTTCGACAACGGCGGACAGGTGCTCTACGCGAACCGCACCGCGCACTACACCGATCCCGCAGACCGTGCGACTCTGGCTGCCAAGTGCGCAGCGATCATGCTGAAGAACCGCCGGGCCGCCGCCGCGACTCTCGCGACCGGAAGTGCGGGCACGAACAGGATTGTCTGGACCGCGAAGACAGTGGGATCGGCAGGCAATGCCATCACTATTGCGCTTGTGGTATCAGGCACGAACACGCCCCTTTCTGTGGAGGCAGTCGGACAGGCAATAACAGTGCATGTGGCAACGAACGATCTGGGCGCTGCCACAAGCACGGCCGCGCAGGTGGTAAACGCTGTCGGTGCTCATGCGGGCGCCTCGGCGCTCGTTACCGCCGCATCCACCGATACGGGAGTGGTCGAGGCATTGGTCGCCACTCACCTTGCAGGCGGTCGGGACGCGACAGACACGCTCAAGGTAAGTGCGATAGACGAAGGCAAGTGGGGCAACGCTCTGTCTGTCCAGATCGAGGACGGCACTCTTGACCCGGCAAATGAGTTCAACCTCATTGTCCTGCATAAGGGCGAGAAGGTGGAGGTGTTCAAGAACCTCTCGGTGGACGAGTCGAAGCCGAACCACGTGGAACTCGCCATCAACGAGAAGTCTGACTACATCACGGTCGACGATCTCAGTCTGACGTACAACACTGCTCAGTACAGGCCGGTGGCTGGCACTTCCGCTCTGACACTGGGAGATGACGGCATCACCGGTCTTGCCGACGCGGACTACATCGGAGACTCTTCCCAGCACACGGGTTTCTACGCGTTCGACGAGATTGATGCGCTGAACATATTGCTCGTGCCGGGTGTTACGACGGCGCAGGTCATCGCGGGTGGAATTACTTATGCCGAGAGCCGGAAGGACCTGCTCTTCATAGCCGAGACGCCGATCCACCTTGAGCCGCTTGAGGCGGTAGACTTCCGCAAAGGCCAGGGAATGTACACCCATGCCGCCTTCAACTCGTCCTATGCCGCGCTCTACTATCCGTGGCTTGAGATTTCAGACCCGCTCACGGGCAAGAATAAGCTCGTCCCGCCGACCGGAGCTGTCGCGGGCTGCATCGCCAGGAGCGACGACAAGGCCGAGGTCTGGTATGCGCCCGCCGGAATCGACAGAGGCCGCGTCTTCAATGTTCTGTCTCTTGCCTACAAGACCAGCCGGGGCGAGCGTGACGTGCTCTATTCCGAGAGCATCAACGTCATCGCATCATTCCCCGACACCGGCATCAATATCTGGGGGCAGAAGACGCTTCAGTCCCAGCCTTCGGCGCTCGACCGAATCAACGCCCGCAGGCTAATGATGTATGTCGAAGAGGCGGTCTCGGAGTCGGCGCGCTTTGTAGTCTTCGAGCCGAACAACTCTCAAACCTGGCGGGCGCTCGTGCGGCTCATCAGCCCGTTCCTTCAAAACATCAAGAGCAAGGGCGGGTTCTATGACTTCCGCGTGCAGTGCGACGAGGAGACCAATACGGCGCAGATGATAGACCAGAACCAGATGGTCTGCCGGGTGTTCGTTAAGCCCACGAAGACCGCCGAGTTCGTTGAACTCAACTTCATCCTGACCGCCACCGGAGCGGACTTCAGCGAGATATTTTAGGGAGGGACTGCAATGGAAGTGATGATGCCCCAGAGCCTCTACCAGAACTGGCAGTTTGCCATTGAGGTGAACGGGTTCGACGTGGCTCTCTTCAAGAAGGGTCAGGAGCCCAAGACCGAGTTCGAGGAGGTCGCGTTTGCTCCGGCCGGTTCGATGTTCGATCAGAAGGTCGCCGGGCGGATGAAGTTCGAGGACATCACCCTTGAGAAGGGTGTGCTCGCGGACGGTTCCGACGAGTCCGCTCGTGACTGGGTCCGCATCCAGGCTGATGTGAACTACGGTGTCGGTGCGCTGCCGGAAGAGTATATGCGCGACATCGACATCGTGCGCTACGACCGCGCAGGTAATGAGACCCGCCGCTGGACATTGCACGGCGCATGGGTCAAGGCCCTGGAATACGACGAGCTTGAGGGTGGCAGCTCGGACAACACCATCGAAAAGATCACTATTTGCTACCAGTGGTGGGAGTAAGGGGGAGACAAAGTGTACACATTTCAACTGCCAACCGGCGGCGAAATCGAGCTTCGAGAGATGACCGGCGCTGAAGAGGAGCTGCTCACCAACCAGCGGCTCATCAGAAATGGCGACGCGGTGAACCAGGTGCTCGTCAACTGCATCGTGCAGATAGGTGAGAAGAACGAGGTCGGCACGGCCGATGTTCTTGAAATGCTCTCCGGTGACAGGCTGTTTACGCTCGTGAAGCTCCGACAGGTATCGCTCGGAGACGAGGTCGAGCTTGAACTAACCTGCCCAAATGCAGCCTGCAGGGCGAAGAATCGGGCAGCGATCAGCCTCGACGACATGCCGGTCACACCTTACGGCGAAGAGCGCGAGTTCGTGTTCACCCTTCCTGCTTCGGGATCCAAAGTGCGGTTCGTCTACCTCGACGGCCACAAGGAGAAGCGGCTCGCGCAGATGCAGGAGCCGTCCATCTCGGCTGCGATGATGATCCGCATTCTGGACATCGACGGCAGCGCGCCATCCAAAAAGGCTTTGAATGAGATGTCCATGCGCGACCGCAGCGCGCTCCGGCAGGAAATGCTGCGCGTCGACGCCGGTATCGACACTGCCGTTGAACTCGACTGTGATTCCTGTGGAACGAGGATTCGCACGCGCTTGGAGGCCGAACCCTCTTTTTTATTCCCCGGAGTTCGGTTGTAAGGGACGCATTCTTTCTTGCCTACGGCGGACTGCATTGGGAATACGCGGAGGTGGCGAGGCTGCCCCTCCGCACCCGGGAGCAGTTCGTCGAGGCGCTGGAGAACCAGCTTGACTATGAGAAACAGGAACTGGAGAGAAGCAAGCGATGATGAGTGATCTGGGCCTTGGCATAGCAGTGACACTCAAGGACGCCTTCACTCAGAACGCGACGCGCATCCAGTCATCGATGGAGACACTCGACTCATCGGTCGCCAAAGCGAGTGAGAATATGTCACGCAACCTCGGCCTGATCGAAAAAGGCACGATGATGGTCGGCGCTGGTCTTGCGCTGCTTGCGCTTCCTACGGCTCTTGTGGCATCCACGGCGGCTACCCAGAAGGCTCTCGGCGAAGTCGCATCGGTCGGGGTGAAGGATTTCAGAGCGATGGAAGATGCCGCCGAGTCGTTCACTAACACCTGGGCGGGCACGTGCAAGGCCGAGTTCATCGGCGCAGCCTATGATGTGAAATCTGCTCTGGCGAACCTCAGTGACGAGGCCGTCGGCACGTTCGCTTCAATGGCTGCGCTCACCGCCAAGGCCACCAAAGCAACAACCCAGGAGATGGTCGAGACTTTCACCACGGCCTACGGCATATTCAAGCCGCTTGCCAAGGACATGTCCGATGTCGAGTGGGCCAAGATGTTCTCCGGCGCGCTCTCCCAGACGGTTGGTGTGTTCAAGACAACAGGCCCGCAGATGGCCGAGGCTATTAAGAACATCGGCGCGATTGCGGCTGCATCGAACGTGCCTCTGCAGGAGCAGATGGCGATCCTCGGCCAGCTTCAGACTACGATGCCCGGTTCCGAGGCGGGTACACTCTACAAGGCGTTCATGCTCAAGGTCGCTGAAGCCGGTGACGAACTCGGATTGTCGTTTGTGGATGCAAGCGGCAGACTCAAAGGCATCCTCCCCATCCTGCAGGAAGTGAAGCGCGGATTCCCGGACCTCTCGCAGGCCGCCGCGCAGGTGAAGCTCAAGAAGGCATTCGGCTCGGATGAGGCGGTGCGGTTCCTCCTACAGATGTCAATGGGAATGGACCAGCTCGAAGGCAATATCAAGAGCGTTGAGGAGGCAATGAAATCCGGCACCGTGACGACCGAGCAGATGGCGAAGGCTATGAACCAGGATATAGGTTCGCAGTACGGCCTTGTCAAACAGCAGGTCGCCAACCTTGCCGAGATTCTCGGTCGAACACTGCTGCCGGTCGTGATCCCTGTCTTTCAGGCAGTCTCCCACTTCATTCTCTACCTGCAGGGCGTTGCGAAGTCGGCTCCGGGAGTGACGCGTGTGATACTCACGCTGTGCGCCGCGCTGGGGGCAGTGCTCGTTGTGGTCGGCAGTGTGACGGCTGCGCTCGGAACAGTCGGCATTCTGCTTCCCGCTGTCAAGGCAGGTATCGCCGCTCTCGGCCCTATCTTAGCAGGAGTGGGATCGGCGGTATCGGCTTACTTCTGGCCGGTCGTTGCGATTATTGCTGCAGTGGTCGTTGCCATAATCGCCTTGAGGCGCGCCTGGGAGACCAACTTTGGGGGCATCCGCGACTTCCTGCTTGGCGCGTGGAACAAGGTCTCGCTTGCGTTCCAGGGCATCCGGGCCCTCATCGGTTCGCTCAGCGGCGGCAGTGGTCAAATGTCTGCCGAGCTTGCGAAGAAGCTCGAAGCGGCGGGACTGATGAAGTTCGTCACTACGGTGTTCCAGGTCTACTATCGCGTGCGGCAGTTTCTCACCGGGCTGTGGCAGGCTTTCTCATCAGCTTTCGGCAGGATCCGTGCGATCCTTGAGCCTCCGATCCGGGCGATCATGGGCGCATTCTCGGAACTCGGAAAGGCGCTGCTTTCGGTATTCGGCATCTTCGGGAAGACCGCGACATCAGTCGATTCAGCGTCGTTCAAGAGCCTGGGTCAGACTCTCGGTAAAGTGCTCGGCGTGATTGCGCAGGTCGGGGCTTACCTGCTGAGGTTCGTCATCTACAACCTTGTGTTCACGATCCGCGTTGTGGCGACGGTTGTGAGGGCTGTGGTCTGGCTCGGACGCATCATCGTAAACGCGTTCACTGCCGCCGCACCTTATGTCTACAAGTTCTTCCTGCCGCTCCGGATGCTGGTGCAGGGACTCCTGATGGTCGGCCGCGTCGCCTATACGGTCTGGCAGATGATCACCGGCCAGGTGTCGGTAGTCGATGGTCTGAAGTCAATCGGCAGCGCCATATTCCAGTATCTTGCGACACCATTCCGTTGGGTTCGGGATGTGGCTTCCGCAACTTGGAGTTTCCTGCGGGGTCTGTTTGCGACCATCGGCGGGTTCTTCCGATCCGCCGCAAGTGGCATTATGTCGGCGTTCCTAAACCTGCCGTTGGTGAGCACCCTGTCGCGTGTATTCGGGACAGTGCGAGCATTCCTATCAGGCCAGTTGAGCTTCGCGGATGCCGGAAAGAGAATACTCATCACGCTCGCCCAGGGCATCTGGTCTGCCGCGACCTATCCGTTCAATATGCTCAAGCGTGCTCTTGCCTGGCTCAGGAGACTGCTGCCATTCTCCGATGCGCCGGAGGGACCACTCTCGTCCTTGATGGCGTCGGGTGCGGCAATACTGAGAACGCTTGCTCAGGGCATGCTCTCAGTGCTGACACTTCCCGCCCAGGTCCTTAGCTATATCTTTCAGAGGATGCTGGACGGAATTGGTTGGGTATGGAACGGCCTGAAGTCGATAGGCTCCCAGATCGTCTCGACGCTGTCAGGCGCTCTATCGACCGGTGCGCAGATTGCAGGCTCGGCGTGGAACGGGATCACCAGCGCGGTGTCGTGGGGTTGGAACACGGTCGCTTCGATTGGCTCGTCGGCGTATTCGTTTGTGTCGGCTCCATTCAGATGGGTTGCCGGTGCGGCCGGATCTGCGTGGTCGCGGGTCACGGGATTTGCATCGTCTGCCTGGTCAGGCATCCGCTCTATGGCGACATCCGCTATCGGCTGGCTGAGGTCGCCGTTTGCGAGCCTCGTGGGATTCGCTTCATCGGCGTGGGCGACAATTCGCGGCGCGGCGTCGAGCGCGTTCTCTTCGATACTCTCAGGCGCAAGGAGTCTCGTGGCAAGCGCGTTCGCCAGCGGCAGATCGATGATGACCACGATAGCGTCAGGCATACGCTCGGCAATGTCAGTGCCTTATGAGGCTGCAAGATCGGTGCTTTCAAGGCTGAGACGACTGCTCCCATTCTCGGACGCCAAGGAGGGCCCGCTTTCGACTCTGACCAGAAGCGGCGCGGCAATGCTGGAGGCGTTCAGTTCGGGGATCACCAATGCGTCGAAGCTCCCGGCACGGGCGTTCGAGCAGGCTTTCGGATTCGCCAGGCAGGTGGGCAGATCGGCGGTCGTGCCGACAGCCCTTGCAGGCACTCTGGCTCTGACTCCCAGCATTGCAGGCGCATTGCCGCAGATCACTGCTCCCGTGGCCGAGCAGAGAGTCGTCGACGTCGCCTCCCGTGCTTCCGAACGATCCCGGCTGCTGGCCGTTACACGCGGCGCGCTGGGGCCGGAAGCGCAGACAGGCACGTCGCCGTTGGGCACAGACGACACGCGCCCACTGCTTGAGGCGATCATCGCCAGGCTGGACGGGATCGCGGAGCGGCCCATTGATGTGTCGGTCACGACAACTCTCGACGGCCGGAAAATAGCCCAGGCTGTCTACAAGGATATGCGGGAGCGCAAGGTCAGGAACTATGAGTCGGCCTGAGACCGGGAGGGTGTATATCTGCAGCAGATACGCGGGTGATACTGAGCACAACATGAGAGTCGCGTTGGCGCTCTGCCGGATGGCTGTCGAGGCAGGTCTCGCTCCCTTCGCCCCGCACCTGCTTTACACCCAGTTCCTGGACGATGATGATCCGGCGCAGCGCGAGACAGGCATATCGCTGGGTCTGCGTTTCATGGAGGTCTGTGACGTTGTGTGGGTCTACGTCGGCGGGGGTGTCTCCGACGGAATGCGCCGGGAGACGGAGCATGCGCGGCGTCTCGGCAAGCCGATAGTCCTGCTCCGGGAGGTCCGGCCTTGCGTGCTGATGTGAAGAAGACGACCGGCTGCATCGTGGATGTCGTGACCCACGAGCGGCTTGAGTTCCAGTATAACCCGGACGAGATATCCGACGAAAAGAGCACGGACTTCGCAGCGATCAAGGTGCCTGGGATGAGCCACCCGCGCTATCAGTATGTGGCGGGGGAGGCGAGGCGGATCACGTTCAAGGTCTCGTTTTTCAAGGGGCCGGTAAAGGAGAAAGTCGCCTGGCTGCAGTCGCTCCTGTATCCGGAGCACGCAAAGACGATGCTCAAGAATGCGCCGCACAAGGTGCTCTTCTT